ACAACAGCCCGGCCGAGATCTCCGACCTTAGCCTGGAGGTGTACCAGCCGTGACGCTTGAAGAGATCCGGACGATGCTGGTGGCGGTGGATCCTGACATCCGGCATTACTTCAGTACCGAGACCAGCAAAGACTATACCTACTGGGAAGAGACCCAGCGCCTGAACCTGACCAGAGACGACGTACACGACGAGGGCTGGCGCTTCTATGTACACCGGTTTACCAAGAATGAATACGATCCAATGGCCGGCAGGCTGTTCGCCGCACTGGACGCCGATCCGAGGACGACGGTGAGCCACACGGTGGACTTTGAGCAGGACAGCGGATACATCCACCATATCTTCACATGTGAGGGATACTGATGGCACGAATGGACACCGACGGCCTGGATGACCTGATCAACGAGATGACGCGCATGGGCGAAAGCGGAAAAGACGTGGCCAAAGTGATGGTCGCAGCTGCCGGTGCGGAGATCCGCAGCGCCTGGCGGGAAAGCGCGGAAGCGCACCGCCTGCGCAAGACCGGCGCGATGATCGAATCCATCGGCCCGACAGGCCCAGTGACGCAGCTCAGCGATGCGGTGTATCAGGATGTATCCGCGCTTGGAAAAGACAGCAAAGGCACACGGAACGCCGAAAAAGCGTTTGTGCTGAATTATGGTACCAGCCGCATCAAGCCCACCCACTGGGTGGATGAGGCAGAAGCGGCAGCAGGCCCCAGGGTGCAGGAAAAGCTCGAAGAGATCTGGGGCCAGTTCCTCGAGACGGGCAAGGTGCCCGTCGTACCTGATACCGGCAGCGCGTCTGGCGGGATCACCAAAACTGTTAAGTAAAGGAGTGTTTGAACTATGGCTTTTATCGGCATGAGGCACCCTGTGGTCGCCACGCTGACAGCGCACACCGCCGGAGCGGAACCGACCTACGGCACCGGCAAGGTCATGGGCCACGCGATCGCCGGCAACCTGACCATCACCCGGAACAATAACCCGCTGTATGCCGACGACACCATCGTCGAAGATGACAACAGCATCACCGCCATGAGCCTGGAAATGGGCCTGGACGACCTGACTGAGGAAGTCCGCACCTACATGCTGGGCCTGGTGAAAAAGTCCACCGGCACCGGCACCACCGTGGACACCTACTACGACACCGACGCAGCTGCGCCCTATGTGGGCTTCGGCTACATCCGCGTCCGGCGTCTGGCCGGCGTCACCAAGTACGAGGCGCTCTGGTATTACAAGGCCATGTTCTCCGAAGAAGCTGAGAACAGCGCCACCAAGAATGAGGCCATCGAATGGCAGACCCCAACCATCACTGCCCGCGTCATGGGTCTGGCCGTCGACAACACCGGCGCGCTGACGTTCCGGAAGAAGCAGTATTTCGACACCGAAGGCGACGCCATCACCTGGCTGAACGGCCTGGCCGGCATCAGCTGATCATTACACGTTCACAACACCCGCGCAGATCTGCGTCTGCGCGGGCATTCTTTTGAGGGAGAAGAATGAAAACATCAAAGGTCAAAATAGCCAAGAGGGAATTTTCCCTGGCGTTCACGCTGGACGCCATGTGCAGGCTGCAGGATACCATCGAAAACTTTGACCTGGGGAAGCTGTCCGACTACGTCAAAACGCCTAACGGGCTGCTGGACATGCTGACGATCCTGGCAGAGCAGGGAGAGATGCTGGAAGGCCGGGTGCTGGATGTTGACAGGAAATGGTTCGGGAACCATATCCCGCCTGCACCTAACCGGATCGCGACCATCCAGATGGCGATCCTGGACGCGTTCACTTACGGATTAACGATGGAGACCGACGACGAAGAAGAGGGCGAAGTAGACGTCGTCCTGCAGCAGCTTAAAAAAAACGAAGTGAAGGACGCCTGACCTGGCGGACCATGGTGCACTACGGGCTGACAGCAGGCCTGCACCTGGCCGAGATGGGAAGGCTGACGCCGGGCATGGTGTGCGATCTGTACATCATGCGCCTGCGCTATGACGATATGGAGCACGGGATCCGGCGCGAAAAGGAAAAGATCTACGACTGAGGAGTGATGGCAATGCCGACGCGGGAAATCAAAACCAGATTCAAGCTCGAAGGCGAGCAGGCATACAAAAAGGCGATGACCGACGCCGCCAGTGCGATCAAGGTCCTCAAGAGTGAGCAGCGCCTGGCCGCTGCGGAGTTCGAGGCGTCCGGCGACGCCCAGGAATACGCAGCGGAGAAGGCCAGGATCCTGGCCGAGGAGATCGAACAGCAGAAAAAAGCCGTCAAGGCTGCTCAGGATGCCATCAACCAGCTGACGAAGAACGGCGTGGAGCCCAGCTCCAAGCAGATGCAGACCTGGAAGACCAAGCTGAACGATGCCAAGGCTGCGCTCAAAAAGATGGAGACCCAGTTGAACGACACCGAGGGCGAGGTCAAGGATCAGAACAGCGCGCTGAGCAAGGCGAGGACCGCCATGTCCAACGCGGAATCAAAGATCAAGTCCCTGACGGCGGAAGAGAAGCTGGCAGAGGCCCAGTTCAAGGCCACCGGCGACAAGGAAGCATACGCAGCGGAGAAGACCAGGATCCTCAAGGAAAAGGTCGAGGCCCAGAAGCTGGCCGTGGCAGCTGCGGAGGAAGCCATCAAGAGCATGACGGACAACGGGGTGGACCCGGCGTCCGCGGAGATGGTCGAATGGAAGGATAAGCTGGTCGAGGCCAAGACCAAGCTGGCGACCATGGAAGGCGCACTGCAGAGCGCCGAGAAAGAGCTCAAGGATCAGACCGGAGAGCTTGGAAACGCCAAGACGGCCATGGCCAACGCCGAGACGAAGATCAAGTCCCTGACGGCGGAAGAAAAGCTGGCCGAAGCCCAGTTCAAGGCCACCGGCGACAAGGAAGCATACGCAGCCGAAAAGACCAGGATCCTCAAAGAGAAGATCGAAGCCCAGAAGACCGCGGTGGCAGCTGCGGAGAAGGCGATCAAATCCATGACGGACAACGGGGTGGACCCGAACGCCAAGGAGATGGTCGAATGGAAGGATAAGCTGGTCGATGCCAAGACGAAGCTGGCCAACATGGAGACCGCGCTGGACAGCATGGGCACCGAGCTGGGTGAAGAGACGGACGCCTTCGGCGAAGCGACCGGCGGAGCTGACAGCCTGAAGAAGTCGATCGACAAGGTCGGCGAAAAGGTGGACTATCAGAATGTCATCGGAGCGATCGACAGCCTGACGTCCCACATCCAGAAGATCGCCACGGCAGCCGGAAGGGCTGCCACGGCCGTCTGGAAGCTGGGCACGGACGCCGGCACCTGGGCGGACGATATCGCCACGGCAGCCGCGCAGCTGGATGTGGATCCGGAGACATACCAGAGCTGGCAGTATGCCAGCAATTTCATTGACACCAGCGTCACGGACATCACGAAGTCCTGGCAAGACATCCAGAAGAAGCTCAAGGAAAACAACACCGAATACCTGGGCCAGCTGGCCAAGCTGCGCGTCGGTGTCCGGAACACCAACGGCACCATGAGGACCAGTGAGGAGATCTTCTGGGACCTGATCGACGCGCTGCATAACATCAAGGATCCGTCAGAGCAGGCGCGGGTCGCCACCGAATTGTTTGGAAATGACTGGCGGACCTTAAAGCCTCTGATCGACGCAGGATCCGAAGCCTATAAGGGCCTGGCGGAAGAGGGCCGCGAGGTCGCCGTCGTCTCCAATGATAACGTGGAAAAGCTGGGCAAGGTTGACGACGCCATGCAGAAGCTGACATCCCGCGCGAATAAGCTGAAGAACGACGCCCTGGCCGCCCTGTCCCCTTCCTTCCTTAACATCGCCGACGCGGGAGATAAGGCCGTGACCGCTCTCCAGGAGTTCCTGGAAAGTGCGGAAGGCAAGGAAGCCATTGGAGAGCTGAACGCTGCCATTGACGGGCTGATCAAGGCCTTCCTCGGGGAAGATAACGGTAAGGGCACGTTCAAGGCGATCATTGACGGGGCGAAGGACGCTGTGAACGGGTTTACTGCGGCGCTGAAGTGGATCTCCGAAAACGGGGAGACCGTCAAGACAATCATCGCAGGCCTCGGGATCGCCTGGGCCGGGCTGAAGGTCAGCAAGGGCGTGCTGGAGTTCATGACCCTGCTCCAGGCCCTTCCCATCGAAAAGCTGACGGCCGTCTTCAGCCCCAAGGGTGCGGAATCGGTTGCGAAGGCAGCCGGAAAAGCAGCCGGCGGAGCAGCCGCGAAATCTGCTGTCACCGGAGGCGGAGCCGGGCCGAGTATTCCATCTTCATTTGCAGAAACGGCCATGGGCCTTGGCGGTTTAGGCCTGATGGCCTATTCATGGGAAAAGGCTATTGAAGCCCGGCGGGGTGATCAGACCAAGCTGATTGACACTGCGGAGCACTTGAACGCTGTAGCAGAAGCGGACAAGGAGCTGCAAGCTGCCTTCGAGAAGTTCGTGGAAACACAGCGAGCTCAGAAGCAGGGACAAGATGATTATTTACTTGGAAAAATCAGCGAAGAAGAGTTTAACAATATCATTGACAAGGCCAACGAAGCATCCGAAGCCTTCCATGCTATGGAAGAATCCGGGAAGGTGCTGGATGCTTATAACTCCTGGAGGACAGGAAACTCCATCAACTTTGAAGACTGGGTCCTGCCCAAAGACTGGGAGCAGCTGGGGCTGGACGCCGGGAGCGGGCTGGCCGGCGGCCTGGACGCCGGACAGGAAGAGGTAACAGAAGCCGGCACGGCCCTGGGCCAGAGCGCCGTAGACGCTGCCATGGCCGCCCTGGACGAGCACAGCCCGTCCAAGGTGATGGAATTGATCGGCGGAAATGCGGCCATTGGGCTCGCAAACGGCATCTATGACCGGGGAGACGAGGCGATCCGGGCGGCGCAGTGGCTGGCGGATTCGGTGACGAACATCGTGCAGAGCGCGCTGGAGATCCATTCCCCTTCCCGGGTGTTCGAGCGCCTGGGCGCGTTTACGGGCGAAGGCTTCGCCAGCGGCATCGAGCACAGCGCAGAGGCCGTCAGCCGGGCGGTGGGTACCATGATCGGGGCGACCACCAGGCGGCCCGCCACGAGCTTCGCCGGGGTGCCGGTGAGCCTGGGCGGCGGATCTGCCGGCCGGGCGGGCGGTATTGCCGCAGGCGCAGCCGGGACGGTGCATGTGACCATGGTGCTGGACGACGAGGTGCTGGGCGACGTGATGGCCCCGATTGTCAACGACAAGATCGGCGCGAAGATCAACGCGACACGGCGCAGCTGACGGGAGGATGAATGGATGCCGAGACATATTGACGTATGGGTGGACGGGGTGGCCCTGTCCACGATCGGGCCGGTGCTGGTCCGGCAGGTATATGAGGATCCGCCCACGCTGGAGATCAGCAACGGGGAAAGGCCGGGACGGTACGGGCAGCGCAGGCTGATGGTGAAGCGGCAGAGCCTTCAGGTGGCCGTGGAGTGTCAGATCCGGGAGCTGCGCGACCTGGCGGCCAGGTCCCGGACGGCGGAAGCGCTGTACCGCTGGGCGAACGGCAGCAAATTGCAGCTGAGCAACCACCCGGGGCGGCATCTGAACTGCTATCTGAGCGCGGAGCCCGCCCTGGGCGAGGCCCGGGACTATGCCAGCACCATCCGCATGGAATGGACGGCGGACGAGGTCCCATACTGGGAGGACGATCTCCCGGAGCAGCTGACGATCAGCGGAGCGCAGAGCAGCGGGACGCTGATGGTGCAGGGGACGGTCCTTTCCCCCGTTTCTCTGACAGTGACGGCCGGCGGAGCGCTGACCAGCTTCAGCGTAACGGCCGGCGGCAGCACGGTGAGCCTGACGGG